TCCTGAAGACCTCACAGAAGAAGAATTAAATAGTTATTCATCTGAAAAAGTAAAGAACAGGATTAAACATTTTAGCAAAGGCTATCACGATGAACGGCGAGCTAAAGAATCGGCGTTGCGTGAACGCACAGAAATGGAAAACTGGGCGCGAAAACTACAGGAAGAAAACAGTAATCTAAAAGGTACTGTAGATAAAAGCCAAGCTAGTTTACTGGAACAAGCTAAGAAAACTGTTACTGCCGAAGTTGAAAGTGCTAAACGTCAATATAAAGACGCATACGAAGCAGGTGACCCTGATGCCGTAGTTGCAGCCCAAGAAGCTCTTACTACTGCAAAAATTCGTATGGAAAAAGTAAACGCAGTAAGACCTCAACCTTTACAAACTAAAGAAACTGAGGTACAAGTACCACAATCTAACAAACCCCCTTTGGATGCTCGTACAGAAGCATGGCGCAAAGAAAATACGTGGTTTGGTGGAACCTCTGGTGAGGACACTGAAATGACGGCTTTTGCATTAGGGGTGCATCAATCGTTAGAAAAGGAAGGAGTTACTGCTCAAAGTAACCCTGATGCTTACTACGAGAGAATAAATTCTCGTATGCGAAACGTATTTCCTACTAAATTTGGAGATGCAGAGGAAAAGCAATTAGCTGAACCAAAACCGAAAAAACGCGCTACTAATGTTGTTGCACCTGCTACGAGAAGCGTAGCTCCGAACAAAATTGTTTTGTCGGAAACACAACAAAGAGTTGCTAAAAGGTTAGGGGTTCCCCTTGAACTATACGCCCAAAAGGTTGCAGAAGAAATGAGGAAACAAAATGGCTGAGAACAGATTAGACCAAGAGCTTGAAACTCGTGATAAAAGCGCTCGTAGACCAGTGTGGCAAAGACCGGAATTACTACCGGAACCCCGCGCTCAAGAGGGCTGGACTTATCATTGGGTAAGAATAAGCACTATGGGAGAAGCTGATCCCACTAATGTTTCTTCAAAACTAAGAGAAGGCTGGGAACCTGTAAAGGCAACCGATCACCCTGAAATTGAACTTGTAAGCATCGAAAATGATCGCTTTAAAGACAATGTAGTAATGGGGGGATTAATGCTTTGTAAAGCCCCAGTTGAACTTGTTGAAGAGAGAACTGCCTATTATGAGGCCCAATCAAAACAACAAGTTGATTCAGTTGACAACAACTTAATGCGAGAGAACGACCCTAGAATGCCTCTATTTACAGAGAAAGAGTCTAAGGTTACTTTCGGTAAAGGATAAATAAGGAGCTAATATAATGGCTTATCCCACTGTATCTGGCCCATACGGGCTAAAGCCAATCAATTTGATTGGCGGTAGAGTGTTTGCGGGATCAGTTCGGCACTTTAAAATTGCTTCAGGCTACAACACAAGCATTTTTAATGGCGATCTGGTTAAAATAATTAATGACGGTACGATAGAAAAAGACGCAGGAACCACGACTGCTACCCCTATGGGTATCTTTCTAGGTGTTTCTTACACAGATTCTGTGTCTGGTTTTATTAACCGTCAGTATTACCCTGCAAACACAACAGCAGATGATCTTTCAGCTTATGTAATTGATGATCCTGATGCGCTTTTCCAAGTAGCTGTAGTGTCTGGCACTACTACTATTGCTTCTGTAGGACGTACTGTTATAGGTAACAATATGTCTTTAGTACAGAATGCTGGAGATGCAAACACAGGCGACTCAAGAGTAGCTGTTCTTTCTACCTCCGCTGCAACCACTGACACGCTACCTGTAAGGGTAGTAGATGTTGTTCCTGCAACCGCAACTGCTGCTGATGCGTACCCTGAGCTTATTGTTAAGTGGAACGCAGGTATGCACCAGTACAACAACGCTACTGGCGTATAGGAGGTCTGACAAATGGCTATTTCAAGAGCGCAATTAATGAAGGAACTCCTACCGGGGCTTAACGCTCTGTTTGGTTTGGAGTACGCAAAATATACGGACGAAACTCAAGAAGTCTTTGAAACTGAAGCTTCTGATCGTTCTTTCGAGGAAGAAGTTAAGTTATCAGGCTTTAGTGCCGCCCCAGTTAAAAACGAAGGCGCTGCAATTGCTTATGATAACGCCCAAGAAGCGTGGACTGCACGATATGTGCATGAAACGGTAGCTATGGGATTCTCACTTACCGAAGAGGCAATTGAGGATAACTTGTATGATTCATTATCAGGTAGATACACTAAAGCTCTAGCTAGGGCTATGGCGTATACCAAGCAGACTAAAGGCGCAGCTATTTTAAATAATGCGTTTGCTGCTGGTACTACTTATGGTGATGGGCAACCACTTTGTTCTACTGCACACCCTTTGGTGTCTGGTGGCACTAACTCTAACCGTCCAACTACTGGCGCTGATTTAAACGAAACTTCTTTGGAAGCGGGTGTTATTCAGATTGCTGGATGGACAGACGAGCGTGGGTTGTTGATTGCAGCTAAACCTCGTAAGTTGATTATTCCTGCGGCGTTGCAGTTTGTAGCAACAAGGCTAATGGATAGTGAGCTACGCCCAAGTACAGCCGATAACGACATCAATGCGATGCGTAATAACGGTACTGTACCTGAGGGGTGGACTGTTAATCATTATTTAACTGATCCCAATAGATGGTATATGTTGACTGATGTACCTAACGGTCTCAAGCACTTCACCCGTACTCCCATGCAAACCTCTATGGATGGCGACTTTGACACAGGCAATAGCCGATACAAAGCTCGTGAAAGATACTCCTTTGGTGTATCTGATCCATTAGGTATTTATGGGTCACCGGGGGCGAGCTAGATTCCCCCTACAAAAACGATCCCACACGTTTTTGGCCCCGCCTTTGTGCGGGGCTTTTTATTGCAATAAATAAAGGCTCGTGATATATATTCACGAACATTTTCCGAGAACATTTACGATGTCTGACAGACTCGGCTGACTTCATGCAGACAGACATCACCACTCGCATGAGAGGAATTAAAGATGGCTTTAACCACTTTTCAAGGCCCAGTTCGTTCAATGGGTGGGTTTTACTCCCAAGGCCCATATTCTGTAGTAGAGCTTACTGCCGACACTACAATTAACCCTACTGACCATGCAGGTAAGATAATTCTTATCAATAACTCTACGCTTACCCTTACGTTACCTACGATTAACAGTGACACTCCTGTTAAATCCGCAGGCCCGTATCATAAAGGTGGAGAGCCAAACACTCTGAGTAACGTAGGGATTAGTTATAAGTTTATTTTTCTTACTTCTTCTGGTGCTAACACCACTATTCAAATGACTACGGCAACCAATTTGTTTACAGGCTCTATAGTTCAGGGCAAAGCAGGTTTAGGTCTTGTCCATGTATTTGAGCCAAATGGTTCTAGCAATAACGCTTTAGTCTTTGACGGAACTACTACAGGCGGCGTAGCAGGAACAGAATTTACAATTACTGCTATATACGCAAACAAATATCATATTCAAGGTGTAAACCTTGGTAGTGGTACTTTGGCAACTCCTTTTAGTGGTTAATATATAGCGGGGTTCGCCCCGCTTTTACGGAGAAGATTATGGCAGATGCGCTTACAAGCCAGACAATTCAAGACGGGGCGCGTACAGCTATCCTAAAGTTTACTAATATTAGTGACGGAACCGGACAAGCTGCGGCGGTTTTAATTGACGTTTCTTCTTTAGCTCCTGACCCCAAAACTGGAAAAGCGTGTACTGGAGTTACTCTTCAGACTATAACTTTTTCTAATATAGGTATGGGTGTGGAGTTATTGTGGGACGCAACTACGGACGTACCCTTATTAAACCTTCCGCAAGATTGGGAAGATACTATGGATTTTTCAGACTTTGGTATTCCTAACAATAGTGGAGCAGGAAAGACGGGAGATATTGTAGTTACTACCGTTGGAGCTACCGCAGGGGATACGTATTTACTGGTTATAACCGTTACCAAGACGTATGGGTAATGCCTAGTAAAAGTAAAAAACAAGCAAAATTTATGGCGGCAGTAGCTAATAACCCTAAATTTGCCAAGAAAGCGGGAGTTCCGCAGAGTGTAGGACAAGAGTTTGCTAACGCAGATAAGAGGAATAAAGATATGCCTAGTTATTTTAATAGCAGCAAAAAGAAACCGGGGACAGCAGTAAAGAAAGGCTATGCTCATGGTGGAGCTGCCCATGCCAAACGAGTTATGCGTAATCTTGATGATGAAGATTATAGAATACGTAACAGAACGGGAAGTAATACGGATGCTGAACGTAGACGCATAAACAGGGAAAAAGAGTACGAAGCTACGCGTATGGCAAAGGGTGGAAAAGTTAAAAAGCAAGGATATAACGCTCGTCAGGATGAATCTTTAGGTTCTCGCAACAAAACTAAAGGGCAACAAAACCTTAAATCTAGGCGTGACGAAGCTCAGGCTATGGAGAAAAAAGGCGGGAAACGTAAATATTCTGACGTATCTACTATGGATAAAGGTAGTAAGAAGTTTGCAAAAGGAGGCAAAACTCAAGGATATAACGCTAGGCAAGACGAGTCTTTAGGTTCTCGTAATAAAACCAAAGGACAACAAAACCTTAAATCTAGGCGTGACGAAGCTCAGGCTATGGAGAAAAAAGGTGGCAAGCGTAAATATTCTGACGTATCTACTATGGATAAAGGTAGAAAGAAGAAATTTAACATGGGTGGTAAAGTAAGTTGTGACGGTGTTGCACAACGTGGGCTTACTAAAATTGCGAGGAAGCGAGGGTAAAAACACATTATGGCTAAATCTAAATTAGAAATGTTTCAGAACGGCACATTTTCTACGGGAGAACCTGTGTATCAAATAGGTTCTAAGAACGCAGATGGGGAGTATGACATTGTAGTATTCGACCCTATGCGAGAAAGCGAGGCTAAAGCAAAACTAAAGTCTATGGGTGGTAGTGCTTCCAAAAAAGACGAAGCAGTAGCTGTTACAGGAGTAAGTGCTAAAGGAGCAACTAAACCTGCCCCAAAGCCCGTAAAGGTGGAGGAAGTTGAAGAAACTACCAAAGCCGAATTAAACCAAATGACTAAAGTAGAGTTAGAAGAATTTGCTCGTGATTTTGGCGTAGAGTTAGATCGTCGTGAGCGAAAAGATACTTTAGTTAAACAAGCTTATAAGGCACAGTTCGATGGCTAAAGACTGGATACAAAAAGCAATTAAAAAACCGGGGGCTTTGCGAAAAGCTGCGGGAGTTAAAAAAGGGGAAAAGATTCCTGCTAAGACTTTGAATAAGTTAACAAAATCGAGTAACCCTACTACCCGTAAACGTGCAAATCTGGCTAAGACTTTAAAAGGTTTTAGTGATGGTGGCAAAATTAAAAAAGAGCAAAGAAAACCACCTGACAAACCGGGAATGACAGTGGTAGGTACAAGCACTCCTAGGTTAATGAGTGGACTTCCCCCTAAAACTACTACTAAAACAGTACAGGCAGATGTTTCTAAACGGGCGGATGGTATAGCGCAACAAGGTCATACAAAAGGTAAACATACATAATGGCAACTTCTGGCACTGCTACATTCAATATGGATTTTACTGAGATCGCTGAAGAAGCGTGGGAACGTGCAGGGCGCGAAATGCGGTCAGGTTATGACTTACGTACTGCTAGACGGTCAATGAATTTAATGACTATAGAATGGCAGAATCGTGGGATTAATATGTGGACTATAGAGGAAGGAACTATAAACCTCGTACAAGGTACTGCTACTTACGATCTTCCTGCCGACACGATTGATATTATGGAACAGATTATACGTACGGGTGACGGTAATGTTTCTACACAAAG